GGAAGTTAGTTGGGATAGAAAATTTATATCCACACTCGCTTAGAAAAACAAGCATTAATCTTATTGCAAAAACAGCTGGGATCGACCTGGCTAGTGAATTTGCAAATCACAGCGGAACAGATGTTACGAAGAAACATTATGTCAAAAAGACAAGCGCAAGAGAAAGAAAAAATAAACTGTTAGAAATTAGGAAAAAGGCTGGATTTTAGCAGTAAATAGTAAAGAAATTTATGAATTTGTACGATTTGTTATTATATTTTAAAAATTTAAATACTGGTTTTTAGGGACTTTGAAACAATTTTATTTTTGGCCATTCAAAAAACTTATTAAATTACTAAAATCTAAAATGTGCATAAAGTCAATAAAATTAATAAATATTTTTCAAAATTCTGAACAAATTCATAAGTTAGCACAGATTTGAAATGATAAAAAACAAAAGAAAAGGAGCGATAAAAATGACAATAGTTTACATTTATGAAACAAATTCGTTGGAGTGTATAGCACGACCGACGGTTACAACAGCAGAGGAATTTAAAAAAAATCCAAACTTGTTTTATCCGCTTTGGGATGAAAAAACAATGAAATTCTCTGAGACATTATTAAATAATCCAATTATTGATTTAAAAACTGGAAAACTTAGAGAAATGACTGAAGTTGAAAAAATAAAATCTGGTAAAACAGTTCTAAATGACGGAAGTTATTTGGATGAGACCAACGAAACAATTGTGACTATCGCAAAACCAAACGAGTGGAGCATTTGGGATAAAGACTCTCACACTTGGGAAGTTGACAATGATTTGCTGAATAAGAAATTAAAAGAATTAAGAGAAAAAACATTAAAAGACTTAGCAGAAGCTAAATCAAACTTTTTGAATCAGCCGCTTGAAATCGAAAAATCTGGTAAAAAATACACATTTGAAAATAATGAAAGAAATAGAAATAGCTTATCTCTTAAAATGTCGCTAATGTGGACTTTGGAACAAGATAAAATTGAAAAAGTGAAAGTGCAAAATGATAAAAAAATGGTTGAGTTTATTGAATTAAACAGGTCAGAATTAAAAGTTTTGGCTAAAAAAATTCAGGACATCGTAGAAGTTGCTGACATGGCAGAGCAAATGGCAGTAGTTGGAATCAGCAGATACACTATTGAACAAATGCTAGATTTAAATGTAAAAGATTTTTTTAGAAATTAAGAGGAGTGATTTGAATGAATAGATTTGAGAAAATATTTGATTATCTGATTAAAGTAGAGGGGGGATATTCAAATGATAAAAATGATAAAGGTGGAAAAACTAAGTACGGAATTATAGAGGAAGAAGCAAGAGACTTTGGATATAAGGGAGATATGCAGGACTTGACAAAAGATTTTGCAAAGAATATTTATCTGAAGAAATATTACTTAGGGAACAAGCTGGATAAAGTTGTGAATGATAAAGTGGCATTATCTGTATGTGACTGGGCTGTAAATAGCGACAAAAACGGAATCAAAAATGCGCAGATTGCTATAAATCAGCTTACAAATGCAAACTTGGAGGCAGACGGAATAATTGGAAATAAAACATTGGAAGCGTTGAATACAGTAGATCCTGAAAAATTTTTAGAAGTTTATCATAACTTGCAAAGAATTTATTACAGAAGCAAAGTTGCTGATGATAAAACACAAGAAAATTTTTTAGCAGGCTGGCTAAATAGAGTTCAGAAAAAGGAGGAATATTTGAAAGATTGGGAGAAGGAAAATACAACAACAGAAAATAAAACTTATTCTTTCAGCCAAGTGAGTTTGGATAAAATGAAAAAAGTACATCCAAAGTTAGTTGAAGTTATGAAAGCTGCGATTACAAATAGTCCTTTTGATTTTAGAATAACAGCAGGAGCAAGAACGGCTGAAGAACAGTTTGCTTTGTATCAAAAAGGTAGAACTTTACCTGGACCGAAAGTTACAAATTGTGATGGCAAGAATTTTAAATCAAATCATCAAATAAAATCTGATGGATACGGACATGCAGTTGACATATTCCCTTGCGGAGTTATGGAAAATGGTGTGTACAGAAAATTCGCATCAGAAGAAGGATATGATGATAAAAAATTAAAATTAATAGCAAATCATATCTTGGCGGTAGCAAAAAGTAAAAATATTAACATTGAATGGGGTGGCAATTGGAAAATGCATGATACACCACATTTTGAACTTAAGTAGTTTAAAAACGGCTTTATTACAAGCCGTATAAGAACGTTAAAAAAGGTTTTGGATTAAATTGGTCGCTTGGCAAGGCAAAATTAATTGTAGGGCTTGCCAGGTGGCTTAGAATTGATTTTAAGAAAAATAACAAAATAGGAGTGTAAAAATGGATAAATTAGCAGCAAAAATATATTTAACAGGTAAAATTTTAGAATTGGGAAAGACTTTAATCTATAAAACAGAAATAGTTGCAAAAGGAAAAGCTGGAGCAGAAAAATTTAAGCAGGTGTATGAAGGCTTCTGGGATAAATTAGAAGAATTATTGGAAAAAGAAAAATCAATTGATAGAAAATGGATTCCTAACTTCGCTGAAGAAGTCGGGGAAGAAGTTCTGACAGAAGTCTTAAAGGAAGCGAGAAAGACGTTTGATTTAAAAGTTATATTGCAGCAAATTTTTGATGTAGAAAAAGCAGGGAACAAAAACATACTATAGGAGCATAAATGATTGAAGACTTAAAAATAATAATTGACAATCACGGGCTTTTCTTGATCTTATTTTTTAGCGGAGTGTTATTTGGAGTAGTAGCTCAAAAAATGGTTGATAATAAGCCTGTCAAGCCGTATATGAAAAGGATAGCAGTTGCTGGAATGACTATGTCCATAACATTATCTTTAAATAAAATAATTGGGCATTTATCAGCAGAATATCTATATCCGTGGAGTCCAGTTATTGGATTTTTTGGAGAAGCGATTCTGGAAACAATAAATCAAAAAAGATATGGAATCAGTACAGGATTTTTGGAGCTGCTGCTTGAAAGACTGGGATTTGTCAAAAAGGATAAGGGTGATGATAATGGAAAAACATCGCAGAAGTAGAAAACTGGCATTTTTAATGTTAGCACTTATATTTTTAAATTCAGTTTTGACATTGAAGTTGAGAGGCTATCAAAGACGGCAAAATTTAGATTTATTAAGAAGCAGATTAAAAAACGAGAGCAATAGAGAGGTTTTTGATAGCATAGAAAAGAAATCGAAAACAGAGGATATGCTGCTATTAATCGGAACAAATATAGTGGCATTAATAATCATAGCTGGATTTGACAGACAAAGAATAATTGATGAAAATAAAGATAAAGAAAGAGCTGTCAAAGTGTTTGGGAGATAGTCAGAAATGGCTATCTTTTTTGTGTATAAAAAAGTAACGATATTTTAGTAATAAAGTGAAAAATTTACTATTTTTTATAAATCAGAAAAGTTGTTTTCTAAGGAACTTTTTGAAAAAATGTGATATACTAACTATGTAGGAATATAGGAGGTAATTTGATATGAACAGGGGATTAAGAAGTTTTATAACTGGAATGGCAGATGTTTCTAATTCATCTAGAAAATCTAATATTCATTTGAAAAAAAATGATAATGAATCATTGTATTCTGATTGGAAAAAAATAGGAAAAGATTTTAAAAAAGCAATTAACAAGTATGAAAAAGAAAACGGAAGGTAAAAATGGAAGAAAATAAAAAGAATGAATTAGAATTAGGAAAATCTAAAGATTTGGACAAAGCAGAGGAAATTGAAAAATCAGGAAAATTGGAAATATTTTATGGAAGACAGTTTTCTGGACCATTACCACCACCAGAGATATTAGAAAGTTATGAAAAAACATTGCCAGGAGCAGCGGATAGAATTTTTACAATGGCAGAAAAAGAACAAGAACACAGACAAAAAATAGAAAATAATATGGTAGAAAATGATAATAAAAATCGAAAAGCAGGTAGGAGAAGTTCTACTTTTCTAATGTGTTTAATTATTATTACAGGTGCGATTTTGTCAATGTATGATAAAAAAATAATGCCAATAGCAAGTTTGATAACGGTACTTGGATTAGCTATTGGACCACTATTTTTTGAAAATTGGAAAAACGACGATACTGAAAACAAAGATGGAGAATCAGAATAAAATTAGAGAGCCTAGTTGCTCTCTTTTGTTTTTATGGCTATTTCAATCTTAACTCTCAAAATTTTCAAATCTTGAAGTTTCATTTCTTCCAGCTCTATGATTTTGATTTTTTTCAAATTCTGAATATCTTTTTCATCTAAGTTTTTAATTTTTAAATTTTTCATTTCTACTCCATTGTATTTTCAAGTTATCTATGATAAAATGAAAATGTAATATATGATTTATAACTCTAGCAATACTGCGAATATTGTTAGAGTTTTTTTATGTAAAATTACAATATACGCACAATATACAAATAAAACAAGAAATATTGATTTTATAGGTATTTGAATACGGTTAAAAATTCTCAAAAAGATAATTGTATTATTTTATACGCCCTTGGAAACATTGGTTTTCAGGGGTTTTTATTTTGGAAAAAGTATGGAAAAGTATAGAAATGTATGCTTACAATATACACACAATATACAAGCAATATACAAAATACTATATCTTTTCCACCGCTTTTCTCAGCTCTTCAATGTCCTTGTGAGTATAAAATTTTTCAGTTGTTGTATAACTGTTGTGTCCTATTAATTTCTTAACTGATGTTTTATTTGCGTCTGCATTACTTAGTAATGTTGCAAATGTATGTCTAGTATCGTGTGGCTTATGATTCATTCCAAGTTCTTCCATAATAGGTTTAAATTTTTCTCTATAATAATTATCATATTTCATTTGTTCGCCTTTAAAATTTACAATCAAATATTCATTCTTGGTATTCATTCTATTTTTAACAAGTTTGAGGATTTTGGAATGGATAGGAACTAATCTATCTTTACCAGCTTCTGTTTTCAGTCCACCTTTAATAATTCTATCTTTCAAATCAATATCACTATTTTTAATTTCCAGCAACTCTCCAATTCTAAATCCTGTATAAATAAGAATTAGAATAGTATCAATCCACTCGTTTTCATCCAGCAAATCCCACAATCTTTCAATCTCTTTATTTGTAAAAGGCTTTCTTGTGCTTTCTTCCGTATTTTTCCCAATGTCTATATATTTGCTATAATCTTTTGAGACAATATCATTTTTCATAGCATAGGCATATAGTTGATTAAATAGCACTTTGATTTTTCGTTTAGATCCATGTTTAATTTCAGGATTACCTACAATTTCTTGCAAATTTGATGATTTCAAATCAACAAATCGTATCTGATGTAAACTTTCACAAGTTTTAAATGCGGCAATATACCCTAATTGTGATGAATGTCCAACTGTATCAAATTTTTCTTTTTTCCATTTATCATATACTTCTGCAAATGTAATATTTTGAACATCTATATTATACGGATGTTCATTATAATAAAATAATTGTTGATTAGCTTCTTTTTGAGTTTTATAATAACCTATATATTTATATTGCTGTTTACCAGTCTTATCCCAATGAGTTGTAACCCTTACAGCAAAAGGTTTTCTTCTTTTGCCTTTTAATTTTATTACAGAACCGTAACCGTTTGGATTCCTCATTTTCATATTGCTACCTCATTTTTAAAAAATCCTCATAGCTTATTCCCATATATTTTTCAGCTCTTTTTATAGGGATGTGGTACTTATATCTAGGTTTATTATTTATAACTTTTGTAATTATTGCACTTCCTATATCTAAAGTTCCGCTAATCAATCCACTTTTCAAAGTTCTTTCGTTCATTTGAAGAAAAGAGCAAGCTTCTTCCACATTTAACAGTAATTTCATTTTTTTGTTATCCCTCCATTTCCGTTGTATCAAAATAATTCGTTATAACATATTCTTCACTTATTAAATATTCAACAACTTTTTCTAAATAATTGCTACTAAAACTATCTATCATTTCATCTCTGTAAGTGACATACATTTTTGCTACATATCTTATTTCATTTTCAATTTTGATTTTGTGTATTTCGGCATATTTTATCATTTATCCATCCCTTTCCAGTCCTCGACTTCTTCTTCTGTTTTGAGAACCTGGAAACCTGCTTCTATATTATCCCATAACCAATCATCAAATTCTTTTTTTAACTTTTCTTCATCGTTTATTATTGCTTCTGCCTCTTTCTCCGTATAACCGTAATCATCGACTAAATCTATAGCTTCAGCATTCGTAGAATAGACATTCGCTCTGCTGTTCACATAAAATCCTACCTTGTATTTACTCATTTGTTCTCCTCCAATAATTCAAAATTTTCATAAATATTTCCAACGATTTCACAACAAATTTCTGTATCATCTAGCCAGCACATTTTTTCTGAATATTTTCTAATTTCTATAGACTTTATTATAAAAGCGGTATCTTGCCAAACTACAATATATTTCATGTTTTCATCTCTAAAAAAAAGAATATCCCCCTCATAAATTTCTTTGTCATTCTTATCTTTAAGTCCTGTATATTGCATTAATTCAATATCATCAAAGCTCTCTCTTCTTAAAATATACGCATTAATAATTTCGCTCCTTTTCAGATATTGTATTGATTTATCTGTAAAATCCATTGTTTCAACATTTACCATTTTCTTGTCTTCTTTAAGCCAAGCTCTAAATTTTATTTCTATCATTGTTAGTCCTCCCATTTTTCCAAATTTAAGTTAAGTCTAAAAAACCTTATCTCTGAATCATCTTTGAGTTCAAGAAATATGATAGGTTCTAAAATCTCTAATCCACCCATTATTATTTTTTTGGTTTCTACTCTAACACCTTTTAAGTTTTCTTTTAAATATTTTTCTGCATTTTCTCTTTCCATTTTAATCCTCCTAATTTTTTGTTATAAAAAGTACCCTCAATTAATCCTTGCTTTTTATTTTTCAAATATTTTTCTTCTTATTTGATCTGCTGTTTCATTTTCTATTTTCTCTCTCATTTCTTTCCTTACTTTTGATACCGTTTCATCTACTCTATTTCTAAGTTCGTATCCAAATATTTCATTTAATTCTTTTTTGAAAGAACTGTTGCTATTTTTTATATCAAACGTTTCTTCGATTCTTTCTTTTATCAAATCAAGAACAGACGTATCTTCTTTCTTTATGTTGCCCCATCTGTCTGTTACTGACACCTTTTTAGTTATAAATTCTTTTGATACTTTTCTGATTTCTTCTGAAACTTCATCTAGTATTTCCTTGTAAACAGGCTCTAAATCATTTTTAAGTTTTTCATTGTAACTTTCTAACATTTTTTTTGATAGTTCTGATAACACTTTTCTTTTCAGCTCATTTTTTAAAGTGTCGCCAATGCTTTCAACTTCTCCATCTCCCTCATAATCGCTAAATAAATTCATTAAATCTACTTCTACTGTTAATCTCATTTTTATTCTCCCTTATTTTTATTTTATTTTTAATTTATAGCATTCTTCTTTTTCAAAATCTCCAAAAACTTCCTGAAACGGCTTTTTATCAATGCTCACTTCACTTATCTGTAATTTTTCTTTCAAACTGTCAGGAAGTTGTGAGTATTCCTCAAAACTAAGCTGGAATGGCTTAAATTTATATATTTGATATTCACTAGGCACATCTTCCGGATTTGGTTTTATTTCACGAGTACTTTTTCTCAAAAAAATTATTCTTCCGCTTTCTGTCTGCACCCCGTTTGATTGTCCTGTTTCAATACCGCAACTTCGCATTGTTTCGGCAACGTTTTTTGAAAATCTATCAAACCCTTTTGAATAAAATTGTTTTAAATTTTTCAATCTTTCAATTTCTCTGTCGATTGCTCCGACAATTTTGTTTGCTCCAGTCCCTTGTCCTAAATAATTTATAAATTTATTATAAATTTGGACAATCGTATCTCCTTTGTTCTCGATTTCTACTGCCAACATCTCTCTCGTGTCTTTTAATGTCTGCTCGTCAATTTCGTCTTCTAAAAATGCTCTTTCAATATTTTTTCCTGCTGCACTCAGCGGATATAAATTTAATTCTCTACTCATTTTATTTTCTCCTATCTCGTTTTTAATATTTTTTTGTTTTATATTTTTCTACAATTATTTTTTATCAAAAAGGAAATCCTTCGTCCTCATCAGAATCATAATTATTTCTGTTGCTGTTTTGACTGTTTCCTGAATTTTTACTATCAACAAATTCAAAACTATTCGCCAAAACTCTTGTAAATTTCCTCTTTTCTCCGTTCTGTTCATAATTGTTTACGCTTAAACGTCCTTGTATTAGTATTCTGTTGCCTTTCCTAAAATATTCGGCTATATTCTCAGCCGTCTTTTCCCAAGCCACACAGTCGATAAATTCAGCTTCATCTTTTGTTTTCTGTACAGCTAACGTAAAAGTTGTGTATGCCTTTCCATTTGATGTATATTTTAGTTCAGGGTCTCGTGTCATTCTTCCCATCAATATTGCTATATTCATAGTTATGCTCCTTTTTTCTCTAATTCTTTAATTTTTGAATACAAACTGAGTATTTCTTTATTATCCAATTTGTTTATATTATCAACTTCGTGTATTTTAAAGAAATCATCAATTGTTTTTTGATATTTTGAAGTCATCTTAGAAATTAAAT